TCAAGAAAATAATTCTCTGACACGTGCACCTTGTTCTTTTTTATGCTCGTCGAGTAAATGTGTATATACATCGAGAGTAATTCCAATGTTAGAGTGTCCTAATCTTTTACTTATATATTCAATTGGTATGCCTTTACTTAATAGATAACTAGCATGTGTATGTCTTAAAGAATAAGGGGTTACTTCATTATCTATTTCAAATTTGCCTTTGGCTTTTCTAAACACTTTTGAAATTGCGTTGTGCGATAGATTAAAAATAATATTATCTCTACGTCTTGGGTGATGTAGCAAAGCGGATTTAATATAAAGCAAATCACTTTTCGATACTTCAACAATTCTATCTGATGTGACTGTTTTTGTTCCTGGTAAATGAATAGCGTTGTCTTGATATATTAGATCGTCATAAGTCATTCTATTAACTTCTGAAAAGCGTCCACCTGTAATCAGAAGAATAAATAGCATAATGCTACTCTTATCACTTTTTAGTTTGAAATATTCTCTCAACCCCTCGTATTGTTCAATTGTTAAAAATTTAACATCTTCTTTTTTAGCGCTTTTTGTACCTTTTGCTTTAACGTTGTAAGTGGGGTCTTTAGTCAAATAGCCGTCATATACGGCGTCTTTTAAACAATTAGACAAGAATAAATTAACTTTTCTAACCGTTTCCGACGTTCTACCATTGGCAAAGTTAGTAAGAAATTTTTGATATTCATTACGAGTAATGTGTTTGATCATGATATCTTCGCCGAAGTGATCGAGAAATAAGTCAAGTGAGTGTTCGTACCAGTATTGTTGTTTGATAGATAATTTATCTTTACCGTTAGCGACAAGCCATTCTAGATAATAAGTTTTGAATTTTTTATTATTATTTACTTTCTTTCCATCTTCTAAATCTCTAATTAATTGTTGTGCTGCATTAGTGGCTTCTGCTTTAGTTTTGAATCCAGACTTACGTTTCTTCCCCGATTTTAAACTAGGGTGTTTAACGTCGTACTGCCACGATGAACTTGTTTTATTTTTACGTTTATTAACTGTAAATGTTGCCATTTTGCCTGTTCCTCCTCAAAAAAGGTAAAAAATAATAAGGGTAGGTTAACTACCCGATAAATAATTCTTGAAATAGTAATCAATGTAACTTATACTATACTTAAGATAACTCGAGAAGGATTAACGCTGGGTCCCAAAATGGGGTAGGTGCAAAAGCACTGAGCATTCCTATGTGCCTGGGGTTATCTTTTTTTATTTCTTAAACTATCCACAAATTTTATTGGATTCTTTTTTATTTCACTAACAATAAATTCTATAAATTGTTGGGAATAAGTGAAGGATTCTTGCTTTCCTATTGTATGCTTATAAGCATATTTTTCTACATTTTTGATATCATAAAAATCGATTATTAAATTTAGTACATATTGATTAAACCCTTTAGAATAAGACATATTTATATTTTTCTTCTTAAGTCTTTCACTCACTGCTGTTATTACATTTTTAAACGAATATTTATGAGTGTCTGATGGATCCTTATATTCTTTTACAAAATCAACTTTATTATCCGCGTCTTTATGAACAGCTACCATAAAATCGGCATCTTCTGTCTTTTTGGTAATATACAAATTTTGTTTGATACCTATCGAAAACTTATCAGAGTTATATTCGTCACTTAACACATCTATATCATTGGACTCTTTTATTAATTTTTCTGCAATTTCAGGAGGATATTTCAATTTTATTTGTTCATTAGATAATGGTTCATAACTAGCAGAAATAGTTAAAAAGTTTTGAGAAATATTTTCAGAAACATCTTTGTTATGAAATCTCATAGTTTCATTAATAAAATTCATTACACATGCTTGAAACAACGGTGCATACTTAATCTCATATTCCTGAGTTATAAAATGAGTGCTGATATTTCTCAAATCCACAATTTTCTCTAAATTTAATCTAATTCGAGTATTATAATCTGGATAGATTAATTTGATAGCATTATTTAAACTTATAGTTCTATCAGGATTGTCTTCATAATAAATGTTTTCTCCACGATTCAATAATTCTGCTTTTAACATTAATTCCCATGCGTTACAAATAAAAAATGAAAAACCTTCTATTCTATATTTAATAGTTGGTTTATTATATATTTCTAAGCCTAAAATAAAAGATTCAACGCTTTTATCAACTAATTGTTTACTTAAGTTTTCCATCCCTCAACCTCCTTTGTTCTATATTTTTATATCCATATACCCTCAACGGTTCAAATGTAATAGAGCAGTTGCCGTAATGAAAAAAGGGTGGATTGTTATTCCTCGTAATTTTTAGGGTCATATTCATAACCATATTTTTCTGCGTCTTGCTTACGTATTTCTTCTTTTTGTGATTGGTTAGCGTTAGCCCACTCTTCTTGACCTTTAACCCATTCATCAGGTTCTTCATTTTGAGATTGTGAAGACTCATTAGCTTCTTTAGGGTCTATTAAACCGTAATCGGTACCACCCTTGACGTTTTGTCTATCCCATTCTGCGATTTCTTCTTTTGTAGGCTCTTTACTATTAGATTGTTGTGCCTGTTGATTGTTTTGTTGTTGGTTAATTTGATTTGAATTGTTCTGTGTATTATTTTGTTGAGTTTGTTGCTCATTAGACTGTTCATTTTGTTGTGTGTCTTCACTTGGTTGACCTTTATCTTTGTTACTATCTTTCTTTTTATTGTCTTCTGATTTTTTATCTTTATTTTCTTTTGGATCGTTTGACTTCTTATCTGACTTACTCTCGGATTTTTTGTTTTCATCTTTGTTCGAGTTATCCCCATCTTGTCCACATGCACCTAATACTAATAAACTTGCTAATACAAAAAATATTACCTTTTTCATTCTACATTTCTCCTTAATAATAAAATTATAATAAAGCGCCACTAGGTCGCTATTAATTAATATTTAGTTCTTTCAGTTATTTTAGATTCCATTACTCGCTTGTGTTGTGCTTTAGCTTTTTCTATTTCTTTTTTTACTTCATCGCTTTTCATAAAATCTTGTGCTTCTTTAAGTTCTTCTTCGGAAAATTGTTTACCACCTGTATTAATGTGTATATGTTCGAATTCTTCATTGTTATTCATTATCTTTATTACTCCAATCATCTATTTCTTTTTTAGTTATAGGTAGTCCCTTATCTAATCTTTCGGTTAATTTTTCTTCGGTATAAACAGGTATACTTGTGACTTCATCTTCTATAACATTAAAGTTAAATTCTCGCCACTCCATACAAAAACCTCCTATAAAATAACTTTACCTACTAACTCAACACCTTCATTTTCATAAAAATGTAAGTCGCGATAATTTTTGTTAAGTGAGATAAGTGTTAATCTATCTTCACCTACATGAACCTTTTTTACATAAGATTCACCATTAATAATGAAAACGCCGATCTGTCCATTTTTAATGTTATTCGATTTCTCTACAAAGATAATTTCCTTATCATTAAACATCGGTTCCATTGAATTACCATTAACTTGTAATGCAATGTCGTGAGGTGGTACATATCCTTTAATATTAACTTTAAACATAGGTTCATCAAATATCTGTTCACCAGTACCAGCAGAAACATAGCCATTGACAGCAGTTTCAGTTGTGTTGTCATTTTTATATGTATCCAAATCAATGACATTATCATCAGTGGAGTTCTGCAATTCTAATTGATGGTTAGCAAATTCGAGTACATTGTGTTGTCGTGGAGGCGTGAGTTGATTGTACACAGTTGTGATGTCGTTATCTTCTTTATAAGTAGTATCAATATCACTTTTTACAATTCCAAAAACATCAGCTATTTTTTGGATTACACCATGTGATGGGTTTGATCTTAAATTTAAATAGTCGCTTAATGTAGATGGTTTAACATCGATTAATTCAGCTAATTGTTTTTGTGTCATTTTAGTTTCTTTTAAATACTTTCTTATATTATTGGCAATTATTTTGTTGCGTTCTTTATTCATATATCATTACCTCCTTATTTCATATTATACGAAAATTTCATATAAAAGTAAAGTTTTTTACGAAAAAAACGTATTTTATGTTGACAGTACGAAAAAATCGTATTATATTGGTATTACCGAAAGGCGGTGATGACATGAAAACGTTAAAAGAGTTGAGAACTGATTACGGATTAACTCAAGAAGAGCTAGGAGATTTATTCAAAGTCTCATCACGTACTATTCAAAATATGGAAAAAGATTCTACTAATATTAAAGATAGTTTACTTTCTAAATATATGAACGCTTTTAATGTTAAATACGATGATATTTTTTTAGGTAACGAATACGAAAATTTCGTATTTATGAATGATAAAAAGAAATCAATCATTTTAGCATTTAAAGAAAAAGAACACCAAACAACTTAAAGGAGGTGGAATGATGGAAGAAAAAAAGATGAGTAGAAGTCAGGTTTTTAATGTTTACAAATTGAAAGAACAAGCATTCGAAGAATTTTACCCACAAGAACATCAGGAGCTTGCTAATGAAATTCTTCAATCTATAAAGAAAAAAGAACCAACATATGAGGAAGCATATGCGGTCCTTAATCTTGTTCATGCAAAGTTGGAATTTGAGTCTAATTTTGTTCATGTTCTATCAAATGTAAAGATATGAACTCTAAATTGTTGTCGAGTTTTATAATTGGTAGTTTCCATTTTCCATCTAAAGATTGGATGTTATATGCATAATCAGAGAAATTCATATCAAAATTGTAAAAATCATAGTTTTCTAATAGATAAAGCATTAAATGATTAGTTTGTTGGTTTTTATAATGATCGAGCAATTGTTTAAATTTAAATTTTGAAATATCTTTCGTTGCTTGGTATTGAGAATTTAATTCTATATACACTCTTTCTTTATCATCTTGACGAGAGTTTATAGTTTTAGGTTCGTAACAATAAAATTCATCGTTCCACTGAAAAGGTAGGACAAAGTCTATAGTTACTAACGATTCTTTATATCTACAAACAATCTTATAAGAGTGCTTTGTCTGTAAATCACTATTAATCATTTTTAACAAAACGTCAATATTCTTTAATTCTTTAATATCCATACTTATCACCTCCTCATAAGGAGTATAGCAGAAAGATAAATTTATATATTAACCCACAATCAAACAAACAAATCAAGGAGTGATAGCGATGGAATACATTGGCTTTGCAGATGCAAACGAATTTGTAAAAGTGAGCGGAATTTCTAAGAACGACTTAGAAAAACACGTTTATTCAAACAGAGAGTTTCAACAATCTTGTATGTATCGATTCGGAAAGAATCACAAACGTTACATCGAAATTAAAACAGGAATCGAGTTTATTAAACAAAATATATTGATATCGGAAACGGCATTGTAAAGGAGAACTTTAAATGAAATACCTATTGAGCTATATGACTATGATACTCGCGATGATCGTCACATTACTTGTAGGAGGTGGTTTCACATCAATCATAGGCGTTGCAATCTTAGTTTTTATCGCAAGTACATTCTTTTGGAATGAGTGGTTAAAAATAAAAAAGACTGAAAGACGCACCAACGTCTAACAGTCAAAAATCGAATCAATAATAAAATACACAATTCAAATATACCTTTGGAGGAGAAGAAATGCAAGAGTTTATCACAATTAGATTGCCTAAAGAAAAATATTCTCAACTTATTGCCAAATCTGTTCAATTAGATTTTTTACGTAGCGATTATGATTTCTTAAATAGACAGTACGAGGATATGTGCGATAGATACGCAGAGTTAAGAAAAGATTATACAGAACAAATACAATCATGTATTCGTTTAGATAAAACGATTAAAACTATGGAAGAATCAATCAGCATTTTAAGAGAGGGTGTTTTAAATAATGAGCAGTTTATTCATCTTAAAAGACAACTATAAACAAATTTATGAACTTATTGCAGAACAAGAAGATGAACAAATTTTAAAAGATACTTTAGATAGTATCAACGACGCCTTAGAGGATAAAGCAGACGGTTATGTTGCGGTAATCAAATCATTAGAAACTGACAATATTGCAATAGATGAAGAAATCAAGCGTTTAAAACAACGTAAAACATCTAATGAAAATGGTATCAAACGTTTAAAAGAAACACTACAACAAGTCATGGAAGAAACAGGCAAAGAGAAATTCAAGACAGCATTGAATAGTTATAGCATCGCTAACAATCCACCTAGCTTAGATGTCACAGATGAAAGTTTAATACCTAAACAATATTACGTTGAACAAAAACCTAAGCTAGATAAAAAAGAATTGTTAAAAGCTATTAAAGGTGGTTTGGAACTCAAAGGAGTAGAACTAAAACAAAGTAGAAGTTTGAGGGTGAGATAGATGACTGAAGAAAAACAAGAACAAGATATCCTAACTCAACTAGGGGTTAAAGATATCAGCAAACAAAATACTAACAAATTTTATAAGTTCGCTATCTACGGAAAATTCGGTACAGGTAAAACAACCTTTTTAACCAAAGATAACAACGCACTTGTGCTTGATATTAATGAAGATGGAACAACAGTAACTGAAGACGGTGCAGTTGTACAGATAAAAAATTACAAACACTTTGCTTATGTAATAAAAATGTTACCTCAAATCATCGAAAAACTTAGAGATAACGGAAAGAAAATCGATGTCATTGTAATCGAAACGATACAAAAACTTCGTGACATCACTATAGATGACATCATGAACGGTAAGACTAAGAAACCTACATTTAATGATTGGGGAGAGTGTGCAACACGCATTGTGCATATGTACAGATATGTTTCTAAGTTACAAGAACAATATCAATTTCATTTAGCGATAAGTGGTCATGAAGGTATCAACAAAGATAAAGACGATGAAAGCAGCACGATTAATCCCACTATCACGATTGAAGCACAAGATCAAATAAGAAAAGCGGTTGTAAGTCAATCAGATGTTCTAGCAAGAATGACTATCGAAGAATATGAGGAAAACGGTCAAAAGTCATATGAATATGTGCTTAATGCTGAACCCTCTAACTTGTTTGAAACAAAAATTAGACATGCAAGCAACATAACAATTAATAATAAGAAATTTGCAAACCCTAGCATTACAGACGTAGTAGAAGCAATTAGAAATGGAAACTAAAAAAATTAAAAGGACGGTATAAAATTATGAAAATTACAGGACAAGCGCAATACACTAAAGAAACTAATCAAGAAGCTTTTATGAAAGGTGGAGACTTCTTAGGAGCAGGAGAATTCACAGTAAAAGTTAAAGATGTTGAATTTAACGACAAAGAAGGAAGATATTTCACAATCGTATTTGAAAACAATGAAGGTAAGCAATACAAACACAATCAATTCGTACCACCATTCCAACAAGATTTCCAAGAAAGACAGTATATTGAATTATTAAGTAGATTAGGAATTCAACTTAACTTACCTGATTTAACTTTCGATACAGACAGATTAATTAACAAAATGGGGACAATCGTACTTAAAAATAAATTCAACAAAGATCAAGGGAGATATTTTGTCAGATTATCTTTTGTAAAAACTTGGAACAAGGGAGACGAAATCATAAATAAACCCGAACCTAAAACAGATGAAATGAAACAACGCGAGCAACAAGCTAGTGGACAACAAACACCAATGAGCCAACAATCAAACCCATTTGGCAATGCTAATGGACCGATTGATATTAGTAATGATGATCTCCCGTTCTAGGACGTGATTAAATGCAACGAATTACAAGATACCAGAGAGATAACGATGGGACTTACTCCGTCGTTGCTACTGGTGTTGAATTAGAACAAAGTCATATCGACTTATTAGAAAATGGTTACTCGCTCATTGCAGAAGTTGAAGTACCTGATAACAAAAAATTATCAATAGAACAACGTAAAAAGATTTTTGCTTTATGTAGAGATATTGAACTTCATTGGGGAGAGCCTGTCGAATCGTTAAGGAAAAGATTTCAAACAGAGTTAGAAATAATGAATGGTTATAACGAAATAAGTTTAAGTAACTGTTCAATGAGAATAGCGAGTGAATTAATAGAGTTGATTATAGCTTTTATGTTCCATCATCAAATACCAATGAGAGTAGAAACGAGCAAATTGCTAAATGGAGATAAAGCTATGTTGTACTGGGCAACAGTCAATCGAAACTGTGTACTATGTGGGAAATCAAACGCTGACCTTGCACATCACTACGCAATAGGTCGTGGTGCTAACCGTAAGAAGATGCAACATTACGATTATGAAGTATTGGCTTTATGCAGAGAACATCATTCCGAACAGCACAACATAGGCGTTAAGTCTTTTGATGAGAAATATATCTTACAGGATAGCTGGATAAAAGTAGACGATAAATTAAATGCCATGCTGAAAGGAGAGAAATCAAATGCGATCAGTAATGATAAGAATTGAAGATAGAATACAAATTTCTGAAAGAATTAGAGAGATTAGATTAAACGCAGAATTACTACAATATGAATTCGGTGAACGCTTAGGTGTAGGTTGTGTGACTGTAAATCGCTGGGAAAACTTTGCACAGTTACCACCAATGAAAATGATTAGAAAAATGGCAGAGGAATTCAACACTACACCTCAATGGATATTATATGGAAGTGATGAAACATGAGTAATCTACTAATCGATGATTATCCAATACTTGTACTTCCTAAGTTAGCAACTGAGATAGGCCTTAATGAAGCAATTGTATTACAGCAAATGCACTACTGGTTAAAGAAAAGCAATCATAACTACGATGGTAGACGCTGGATATACAACTCATTCCCTGAATGGCAAAAACATTTCGCTTTTTGGTCGGTAATGACAATTAAGCGTGCTGTATATAGTTTAGAAAAACAAAATCTATTATATGTAGGAAATTATAACAAAGCTAAATTCGATAAAACAAAATGGTACAGCATCAATTATGAAAAGTTAGAAGGTATGAAACGACCATCGTATCAAAATGATACGACGAGTGTATCAAAAAGAAACGATGGAGTGTATCAAAATGATACGACCAATACCAGAGACTACACAGAGATTACAACAGAGACTACTAACAATAATATATTGTCTCCTTCGTCGACTGTGGAACCCATACCGTATAAAGAAATTGTTGCTTACCTAAATGATAAAACAAATAAAAATTATAAACACACTACTGGTAAGACGAGACGATTTATAGAAGCACGTTGGAACGAAGATTTTAGATTAGATGACTTCAAAAAAGTTATCGATATTAAAACTTCAGAATGGTTAGGTACAAGTCAAGAAAAGTATCTACGACCTGAAACGTTATTTGGTACTAAATTTGAAGGATATCTTAATCAAGAAACACAACCTAGTGGCATGGATCAACTTGAAAGAATGAAGTACGACCCTAGCTACTGGGATTAGGAGTGATTGAATGCAATCAATGGAAAGCCTAGCCAGAAATCTAAAGCCCAATAGAAACATTGTAGAAGAAAAACACGACTTAAAGTGTGAGAAATGCGGAAATCGTTACGACTATTACAAATTTAGCAACGGACATGAATTCAGACATGGTTGTGACTGTACAATGATACAAGCTGGTAAAGAGGCAGAGAAAAAACGTAAGCAAAAATATATTAACAATATCTTTAATCAATCCACTGTTAACCATTCATTACAAGGAGCAACGGTTAACAGTTACAAACCACAAAACGAACAACAAACACACGCTAAAAATACGGCTATAGAGTACGTCAAAACGTTCTCAGTGGATAAACCTAAGTCATTAATATTACAGGGCTCATATGGTACCGGAAAAAGCCATCTAGCCTATGCCATAGCAAAGGCAATAAAAAATGAAGGTTATTCGGTGGCATTTATGCATATTCCAATGCTTATGGAACGTATTAAAGCGACTTACAACAAAAATGCGACTGAGACGACGGACGAACTCGTTAAGTTATTAAGCAATATAGATTTGCTTGTACTTGATGATGTAGGCGTAGAAAACACAGAACATACACTCAATAAGCTATTTAGCATTGTAGATAACAGAGTAGGTAAGAATAACATCTTTACTACTAATTTTAGTGATAAACACTTAAATCAAGATATGAATTGGCAACGTATCAATTCGAGAATGAAACATAATGCTAGGACAGTAAAAGTGCTAGGCGATGACTACAGGGAGCGTGACGCATGGTAACGAAAGAAAACATCAAAGAGATATTAAAATGCAGTGATCTATACGCTCAAAAAATGATTGATTGGGCGAAAGATAATGAGGAATTGAAAAACTTAATTAATAGCAAATTAGAAGAAAAAGCATACAGGCAACCAATTGTGGAGGTGTAGTGATGGGGCTACGCGAAGGATATAAAGACAAATATTACTTATACACCATCGACGGTTGGAAGATGTGTAGTGTCATACCTTTAGCAGAAGATGTATTCAACATCGGCAACTATGCAGGTATGCACTTTCAAAAGGTGTTTAATGGCAACGTCAATAAAGAAGAATTGGCGAAGTTAAAAAGAAAACACAATTTATATCGTAAGGAAGAATTACAACAACAAACTACAATAGATGACTTTTTATTTTGAGGTAACGCATGGATATAGAGATTAAATTTAATTCAACGCATGAGGCGCCTATTGGCTCGCCTCGTCCACGTTTTAGGAATACAGGTAGATTTGTCCAAACATATATGCCGACGTCTTATACGGCTCATAAAGAGTATCTAAAGTCGCAAATGCCTAAGTTGGAATTACAGAACAATCTAAAAGTAAGACTAGAGTTTATATTCACAACGCCAAAAAGTTGGAGCAATAAAAAGCGATTAGCGATGATTGGTAAATATAAACCCACAAAGCCAGATATAGACAACTTGATTAAAACAGTGTTAGACGCTGCGAACAATCATTTGTGGAATGACGATAATCAAATCGTAGAGATTGCCAGTTTTAAAAGATATGGAGAAGAACCAAAAATATTAATGACAGTGGAGGAGATAGAGTGAATGTGAGAGAGGAAACGTTTACGGTTCACGCTACAGTTGAAATCAAGTGCGATTACACAAGAGAACTTACAAACCAGATGGACATCGAGGAAGAAAAAGAGAAATTACTCGATGTAATTGCGAAGAACCCAGAAAAAGAATTGATGAACGAGAACTTTGAATTTATAGATTTAGTTGAGGTGGAGTAAATGAGAAATATCAGAGTAGGTAAACAAACTTTTGTGATGACTGAAAAAGATGAAAAGAAAATGGAAGAAAACTTTATCGATATTTACGTTGTTAGACAAAGAATAAAAAAAGGATGGGATTACAACGAAGCTATAGAAGCACCAGCAGGTATGCGTCGCAAGGAATGGGGTAAATTAAAAAGAATGGAACGATTAAATGAAATGGAAGAAGCTGAAAGTTTAAAAGAACGTATCCAAAGAAGAAGAATGGAAACCCTCAAACGCAAAAAGCCGCACTTATTCAATGTACCTCAAAAACATTCGCGCAGTGATTATTGTAGTTACCTAATGGAGAGTGACATTTTTCCAAAAGTAAAAAGGGGATGAGTTTAATTGAATAATATTGAGTTGATTAAACAAACAATCGAAAACGAAAATGCATGTATGGATAACGATTTAACTTACACATTTAAATACAAAGGTTATACAGCAAAAATAAAACGCATTGAAGAGTACGGTTATTTGTGTGGATATGTTAATGCTGACGTTCTAAGAAATAGTAGAGAATACGAAATTATAGACGAACACGCACATGGTGGCGTGACGTTCCACAATGGCGATTGGGTAGGTTTTGATTGCGCACACTTTGGAGATTTTTCATTATGGCGCTATGAATTATTCGAAAATGATGACACTTCAAATCTGTTGATTATGAATGAATACGAAGTATACAGAGATTTTGAATACGTTAAAAGTAACTTGCAAAACATTATAGACGAATTGGTAAAGGTGGCTAGGTAATTGCAAAAGATACTATTTAATGATCTGAGCGTAGGCGATAACATTTGGTTTAAAAGTCCATATACTTCATATAGCCACTGGGGTACCGTAGAGAGTCTTAATTTTAATTTTGAGGGTAAATCATACGTAAATGTAAAAGTGGGCGTAGAAACGGTTCTGAGAGCTTATGAGGACTATACATTTATTCTGGAGGATTAAGAATGACAGACATGGTAAACAAACCACCACATTATACTTATGGAGATATAGAAATCATAGATGTAATAGAGATGATAACAAAAGAATACCCGTCTGAATTAGCTTTTGTGATAGGTAATGCGACTAAGTATATCAGTCGTTCACCTTACAAAAATGGTGTGGAAGATCTTAAAAAAGCACGCTGGTATATCGATAGAGCGATTGAAAAATGGAGTGAGAATAATGGGTGTTAAAGCGAAGTATGAATACGTTGTTTATAAAGGTGATGAGATATTAAGCGCAGGAACTGCAAACGAAATTATAGAGAAGATGGGTATCACAGAAACGCATAAAAGAGCTTATGAAGCAGACAAATCGAACAGACGCACGATTGTCGCTATTAAGGTACCTATTGCAGAATTGGAGGATTAAACATGGTCAAGATAAAAGAAATACAAACAGATGGCACATACACTATTTACGATAGCAATGACAACAGCATAAACATCACTAAAGAGGAATTTGAAGAAATCAAGCAGTACAGCATTGATAGTGAATATAATTTTTTAAGTAGTGAAGATACGCAAGCGTAGAGGAGGAAATATGATGCCTAAGATTAAAGTAAAAAAGCAAATGACGTTACCAGAGTTGATTGAGTATATTTTTGAACATGATATCAAAAACAAAAAGTTTTTTGGTAAAACTGAAAAATATGCTCGTAAAAATGAAATATATGTGAATGAGGATGCTATATTGATTTTTCTCTCACACGGTACACCTTTGACAAGCATGAAATTTTCACAGTCGAAATTGAAGAAGAAATCGACGAGAATACAATATTGCCTAAATTGGTAAAACTCTATTACAGACCACTTACACGCCAACAAATTGTCAATGCAAGTTTACGTGAAAATATATCGATTAATCAAATTTCAAATGATGGTACAGATATAATCGCCTTTTATATCTTAAACGATGATATGAGTATGACTTTAATCTGGAAGGACGGTGCTATGGTTGATGACAGAAAAAAGTAAAGAAAAGATATTGGAATATATTAAAAATAACCATTTAGACTACGACGGTGTATTTGGTGAATTAGTGGACGCATCAAAACGATCAGTAGATTTACGTTGGCGCCTTGCATTAGATTTTTATTCGCCTTTACAAACTCATACATCAAAAGTAATGAGTAAAGAAGATATGCTCATACATGAATTATTTAAACAGTGTAAGTCGTTTAAAAAACAACGTGACGAACTCATCAATGATATGCAGAATGTGAAAAGGAAGGCAGAGGCGTGGATAGATTTAAAAAAAGAAATGATCGAAATGTATCCGATATTAATAGTTGATGTTGAAACAACTAATGGTGAATGTGAAAAAGGTATGTTGTACCAATTAGGTAAGCATTTAAGACGCATGGACGAACTCGACGGAACTAACGATTTTAAAAATTTATTAAGTGATTTGGAGCGTGGTAGTGATGAATAAACAAGAAATCATTCTAGATGAAAACGAATTGCTAGATTTGATAAACAGTAAGTCAATCATAACTAGAGTAGGCGAAAGTAAAGTAACAATTCGTCAATCGTATGTTAAACCAATGGTTCGAACACCAATACATCATCGTTATCAAATTACAGATACGTTAGATGAAAGAGAGAAGTTTACAAGTATTACAGACATTATTTAAGGAGGACACAGACAATGACTAACACATTAACAGTAGATCAATTACAAGAGTTATTACAAATACAAAAGGATTTCGACAGTAGAATACCGACACTTAATTTAGAAGATAGCAAGATTGCTTATATAGTTGAATTTTTCGAATGGTTTAACACTTTGGAAACGTTCAAGAACTGGAAAAAGAAACCGGGTAAGCCGTTAGATGTTCAGTTAGATGAATTAGCAGATATGCTGGCGTTTGGCTTGAGTATTGCTAATCAATGCGGAGATAGTATTGAAGATATTATTGAAAACGTAAACGAAACAGAAATTATTGAGTTTATTGAAACAGCTAATCGAAATTTAGGTCACGAGAATGCTTTTACCCAATTCATTTATGACATCTATCATTTATATGATTACGACTTCTATCAAAAGATGTTATTACCGTTTGCATTTGCATATGAATACTATTCAATCGAACAACTCATCGCAGCATACAAAAAGAAAATGGAAAGGAACCACGCAAGGCAAGATGGAACAGCAGACAAAGACAAAGGATATGTGTGAGAAAGACATCTATCAACGTGTAAAGGAAGTATTGGGGAAATGATCGTTATACCAGCTTTATTCCTTTTCTCACTTATGTTTTTCTCGTTATCCAAAACATTTTTAGAAAGACAACAAATTAAGAAAAGTAAATTTTTCGAGACGTGTGCTTTTGTATTGATAAGCACTGCATTATTAGGAACATCATTTCTTTTGTGGGAGGCTTTAATTAAATGACACAATACCTAATACGTCAATTCGAAGACAGCACAGGACATATCCACACTAATGTGGAGAAAGCACGTATAAACGAAACGCTCTCTATTGTGGAGGCAGAGAGTAGAGAACAAGCAGAACGTAAAATTAAGGAGTGAACAGAATGATTAAACGCATATTAAAGATTTGGTTTACTATCGCTATGTATGAACTAGGTAAGTGGTTAGGCAGAGAGTTGTACTACAAATTGAGTGCGAATGATGAAGTGGATAAGGCGCCACTAGATTTTAAAAATTATGATCATATTCATTTGAATGCAGAGGTGAGTGAATAGTGAACTTTGTCTACGATTTAACCGTAATATTGATAGCATTAATAATAACTTTATTCATTTCTAGTACTAGTTTAATTATAATCAATACATTGGCTATATTTGGAACTTATAAATTAATAGATTCCTTTGTCGAAAATATAATTAGAGGTGAGTGAAATGAATCATGAATTGTTAGGCGGGATATACACATTAGCTGGAGGTTTCGCTTTGTACACAGTAAAAGAAATAATAAGATTTATTGTAGATGCTAATTTAAATCGTAAACAAGCTAACCTCAATAATATATATCCGATATATTCAGATGTGTATAAGGCAGCGAAAATGTTTATTGGATCATATGCAACACCTATACTTCAACCCGAAACATTAAAATATGAAGATGTTCAAGTTCTAAAGAAGTATGAATTAGAAAAAGAAATTATTAATGGTTACAAAGAATATATAGATTTTCGTTATCTGATAAACCTTTCTTATCACTTGGAAAAAATGAGAGGTTTAAAAAAGGAATTTAATAACTTGTTTAGTGTAAATCAATTTTGTTTTGATGAACAGTTTATTAAGAAAACGATAAGCATCGATTCGGTTATGAGCGATGATTTGAATATGTTAGATCAAGAAATACAGTCTCACTTAGAAAAAGGTTCAACAGATGTTGAAGATAAAATTATAAATCAAAGCTACAAAGATAAATTAGTAGTATACGAACGTTACTTAGACGACTTTAATAAAGAATTCAAGAAAAAATTTAAAATATAAATGGAGGTTAGTCATATATGTGGATGATTACTTCAATACTATTAGCTATAGTCTTACTCATTTCTATGGGTGTACAACACGAACAACGTAAGATGATAAAGGAACGTGATTATTATATTAACGCTTTGAGATATTATAATAATCATAATAGTAAAAGTAAGTAGTGGAGGTAGTAGATGAGTACTGCATATGATATTAAACCAGGAACATTCAAGTATATTGAATCAGAGATATATAATCTACACGAGAATAAGAAAGAGATTAACAGATTAAGACTAGAGATACTTAATCCAACTAAAGAGGTAGACACAAACATTGTGTACGGACCATTACAGAAAGGTGAGCCAGTAAGAACTACAGAACTAATGGCTACACGATTACTAACTAATAAGATGTTACGTAACTTAGAAGAAATGGTTGAAGCAGTGGAGTATGTGTATGAGCAACTACCTGAAGAACATAAGAAGGTTATACGATTGAAGTATTGGAACAAAGACCATAAGCTTAAGATGGATCAGATAGGTGAAGCATGTCATATGCATCGTAATACAGTAACAACAATAAGAAAGAACTATGTTAAAGCAGTAGCTATGCATGCAGGTATTAAATAAACATTGTGCAAAGATTGTGCAAAAGGCTTACAAATCTGTAGTAATATGATAGTATCAACAAATTATATTCTTAGTCATGAGGCACATCACTAACGTGGTGTGTCTTTTGTTATGCATAACAAAGGAGCAAGTCAATGGCACTGACTAAAGAGCAACGTCGTACGTTCTACAACTCAATGGCATGGAGAGACAAACGCAGTGAGGTCATGCAACGTGATCACTTCGAATGCCAACGATGTAAACGACTAGGTAAGGTCACTATAGATGAACTAGAGATAAAGAAGAATAACCGTAAGAAGATAAAGTTAGTAGTACATCATATTAAAGAACTAGCAGACCATCCAGAATATGCATTGGATAGTGACAACCTAGAAACGCTTTGTGTTGAGTGCCACAATGAAATTCATGACAGAAATTTTAAAACAAAATATAAAAATAAAATTCCAAAATGGAATGATGAAAAATGGTAAAAAACTTTTAACTTATATAAAATAAATGTTTAATTCTGTAATACCCCCCGGTCTAAAAGTTTTGGGAAGAAAACCGCGCGGGGAACCGGTGGTAGGGAATCTACTCCGCAGATTTAAATAAAAAATTTATACAAAAGGGGGTTAAAAAGTGAAAAATAAAGCCAAAATCAAGAATTATCTGCTTGAAAAGATAGAAAAAGACAATCCAGTTCAAGTCGAAAAAGTTGAGCGCTACTTAAATTTACTTACAATTTTCTACGATTTAGACAAAGATATTAAAGCAAAAGGCTTAATGGTTGAGACGGTTAATGCTTCACAAACATTCCTAAAACCTAATCCGGCTATTGCTGAGAAAAATAAAGTCAATACATCGCTAATTTCGATTGAAAAATCGTTAGGACTGAATAAGCAAAATGAAGATGAGCCATCACCAAGACGTGGTTTAGTATGATACGTAATAAGCACGTTGATGACTATATTAATCTTTGGAAAACAGGCAAAGTGCTTCTTAATAAAGAACGTATCTTGCTCATAGCTTATTTAGAAAAACACATTTTAAGTCGTGACGACCTATATTTTGATGAGGAACAAATTGAAAACTTCATCAAATTTACTGAAAAATGGTACTTCCCATTGCAATCATTCCAAAAATTCATAGTCCCTTTTGTATTTCTGTTCGAGAAAGAAGGTAACTTCTTATTCTACGAGCAGTTTTTTATTACGCTTGGACGTGGTGGAGGAAAAAACGGATTAATTACAGCTTTATCTAACTACTTCATAAGTTATCTTCACGGTGTGCCGAATTACGATATTTCAGTTGTAGCCAATTCGGAAGATCAAGCCAAAACGTCATTTGAAGAAGCCTACAATATGATTGAGCGTAATGAATTAGAAGATATGTTCTATTTAACTAAGCTAGTGATAACTGATACAGAAACAAAATCACGCTTTAGATTTAGAACATCTAACGCCGGAACAAAAGACGGTGGACGAGAAGGCTGTGTGATTTATGATGAGGTACACAGATATGAGGATAGTGAAACCGTTGATGTATTTAGTTCAGGGCTAGGTAAAGTTAAATGGCCTAGAGAATTTTTCATCGGTACAGATGGATATGTGCGTGAGGGCTTCTTAGACAAACTCAAAGAGCGTTCAATGTCTATTTTAAATGGTGAAACACCAGACGACCGATTATTCCCTTTCATCTGTAAATTAGATGATCCATTAGAGGTTGATAATCCAGAAATGTGGGAGAAAGCCAATCCAATGTTTAGTAAGCCTATGAGTGATTACGCACAAGGTTTATTTAGAAAGGTTAAAAACCAATACAATGAAATGTCATTCAGTCCGACGAAGCGTCAAGAGTTTATGACAAAGCGGATGAATCTACCTGAGGTTGATTTAGAGAAAGTTGTCGCACCATGGGAGGAAATTATAGCTACAAACCGACCGTTTCCAATTCTCGAAAGAAAACAATGTATAGGCGGTTTAGACTATGCAAGTATTAAAGACTTTGCAGCAGTAGGACTATTATTCCGTGATGGTGATGATTACATTTGGAAATCTCATTCCTTTGTACGTAAAGGCTTTTTAGATTCAGTGAAGTTGAAAGCACCTATCCACGATTGGGAAGAACAAGGTTTGTTAACAATTGTTGATGAGCCATCAATAGACCCTCTCCATATAGTGCTATGGTTCGACCGTATGCGTGAAACGTATGGACTAGAAAAAGTTATAGCCGATAACTTTAGAATGGATTTACTGAGACCTTTATTTGAAGATTATGGCATTGAAATTGAAGTAATTAAAAATCCTAGAGCAATCCAATCATTACTTGCACCTCGAATTGAAACCATGTTCGCTAATCATCATATTGTATTCGATGACAACCCACTTATGCGTTGGTACACAAATAACGTTGCAGTGAAGATAAAGCCAGATGGCAATAAAGAATATATTAAAAAAGATGAAGTGAGACGTAAGACAGATGGTTTTCAAGCGTTGGTGCATGCGTTATATAGAGCAGATGAGCTGTTAGAAGTTGATATGAATGATAGCTTAGATTTCTTAAACGCAATTAATTTTTAAGGGAGGAGGTAAAACATGGGCTTACTAGACAACATTCTTAGACGTAATAAAGAGCTAACTTGGATGTATGACCTAGATATGTTCGAAGATGATACAAAAAACGCATATTTGAAACGTACAACGTTACAAACGTGTATTGAGTTTATTGCAAGAACATTATCGCAAACTAATTTCAAAGTGACTCAAGATCATAAAGCTATAAAAGACGATACATTTTATAAGTTAAACGTTAGGCCTAATACCGATATGTCAGCAACAGATTTTTGGCAAAGGGTAATATACAAATTAATTTATAATAATGAAGTTTTAATTGTCGTAAATGACACTAAAGATTTATTGATTGCTGATAGTTTTGAACGTGTTGAGTATGCTTTGTACCCTGACATTTTTAAAGGCGTCACGATTGGTGAGTATGAATTTGAACGTTCATTTTTGATGGATGATGTTATATATCTTACATACAACAACAATCAATTAAACACCTTTATAGAAGATATGTTCGGTGACTATGGTGAAATCTTTGGGCGTATGATAAAAGCACAAATGCGTAACTATCAAATTCGTGGTGTGCTTAAAATGGACACATCTAAGATAGGTAAAAAAGACGAACAAGAAAAAGTGCAAGAGTACGTTAATAAACTTCTTAAAGTATTTGAGGAAAATTCAGTCGCAGTGGCACCTTTAACTAATATGTTTGATTACACAGAGTCAAGTAATGCGAACAAAGGTAATTCGGCGCCATTCAGTGACATTACAAATCTTAAAAAGGCAATGATTGATGAAGTTGCTAAAATTCTTGGCATTCCACCGTCATTAATACATGGTGACATGGCTGATTTGGAAAATGCTATGGAGTCATACATTAAGTTTTGTATTAAACCTTTACTTAAGAAGATTGAGGACGAATTGAATGCGAAATTGATACCTAAAAACAAACTCTTAAAAGGTAAAAGAATTAAAGCAATCAGTATAGACAAGAAAGATCCTCTAGAAATGGCTGAAGCCATAGACAAGTTAGTGTCATCTAGCACATTTACACCAAACCAAGTGCTTATTTTGTTAGGTGAAGATCCATCAGATGACCCTAACATGGATAAATACTTTGTTACGAAAAACTATACCACTTCTAATAGTGAGAACGCTTTGAAAGGTGGTGAGACAAATGACGAAGATTAACGTAAAAGGCGCAATTATCCCAAATAATGATAAATGGGTGTATGATTTCTTAGGAATGGACGCAACTTCACCGAATGACGTTATTGATGCGCTACCTTCTGACAATGAAGATTTAGAAGTTATCATCAATAGTGGTGGCGGAGACGTTTACTCGGGTAGTGAAATCTATACAACATTAAAAGCGTACCCTGGAAAAGTAAACGTTAAAGTAGTAGGTGTTGCTGCAAGTGCTGCATCTGTGATTGCTATGGCTGGCGACCATGTAGAAATGAGCCCAACTGCTCAAATGATGATTCATAACGCATGGACTGTAGCAATTGGAGATAGTAACGGCATGAGCAAAGCTTCTGAAATGCTAAGCGGTACTAACAGAGGTATTGCAAACGCGTATATTGCTAAAACAGGCTTATCAGAAGAAACTATCTTAAATCTAATGAATGAAGAAACTTGGTTAAATGCACAAGACGCAGTCGAAAAAGGTTTCGCAGACGCGAAAATGTTCGAAGAAAACACACCACAACTTGTTGCTAACTCAGGTCAGATGATTTCTGAAGATGCAAAAAATCGCATTTCATCACTTAAGGCGACAGCACCACAAGTTAATTTTGATGCGGATGAAATCGCAGAGAAACTATATAATTTAATGAATAAAGAAATTGACGAATCTAAAAAGCTTGAAAAGCACGAGGAGAAAACTCCATCGGCTAAAAATGGCTTTGGCAGATTCGTTTTTTAATTACAAAAAATAAGGAGGGTCATAATCAATGACTATTAATTTATCGGAAGACTTTAAGTCAGCTCGTCAAGAATTAATTAACTCAATTAAAAATGGCGAGTCAGAAGAAACACAAGCAAAATTATATGAAGGCATGCTTAACGAATTATTCGAAGAATCTAAAAAACAAGCGGCTCAAGAAGCGGAAAAAGTGGCATCATTAACTACTAATGATAAACAACTAAATGCTGCAGACCGTAAGTTCTATAATGAAATTAACAAAAATGTAGGGTATAAAGAGGAAACTTTAATCCCTGAAGAAACTATTGACCGTATTTTTGAGAATTTAACAACTGAACATCCACTTTTATCAGAAATTGGTCTTAAAAATGCAGGACTAAGATTAAAATTCTTAAAATCTGAAACATCAGGTACTGCAGTATGGGGTCAAATCTTTGGTGAAATTAAAGGTCAATTAGATGCTGCATTCAGCGATGAAACAGCTATCCAAAACAAATTGACAGCATTTGTTGTATTACCTAAAGACTTAGAAGACTTCGGTCCTGCATGGATTGAACGTTTTGTACGTTTACAAATCGAAGAAGCGTTCGCTGTTGCTTTAGAAGCTGCATTCTTAGCAGGTACAGGTAAAGAACAACCTATTGGATTAAATCGTCAAGTACAAGATGGTGTATCTGTAACTGGTGGTGTTTATCCAGTTAAAGAAGCGTTCTCTACTTTAACATTCAAAGATCCAGACACTACTGTAGCTGAGTTAACTCAAGTATTTAAATACCATTCTACAGATGAAAAAGGAAAATCAGTTGCAGTTAAAGGCAACGTTAACTTAGTTGTTAACCCTAGTGACGCATTTGATATTCAAGCTCAATACACACATTTAAATGCTCAAGGTGTTTATGTAACTGCATTACCTTTCAATTTAAATGTAATTGAGTCTGTAGCTCAAGAAGCAGGTCAAGTATTAACATTTGTTAAAGGTCGTTACGATGCTTACTTAGGTGGCGGAATTAACGTTAAGAAATTCGACCAAACTTTAGCTTTAGAAGATTTAGACTTATACACTGCTAAACAATTTGCTTATGGTAAAGCAAAAGATAATAAAGCGGCTGCAGTTCATAAATTAGATTTAGCTAACGCGCCAAAATCTTCAGCTACACCCAAGTAATCCCCAAAACGTTGACGTAACTGCTAACACTAGATCAGCAGTTGTCACTACGGAATAGGGGTGATGAAATGATAAGCGACGAAATCTTAGAACAATTTAAATCTCGTATGCATATCTTTCATTCAGCTGAAGATGAGAGATTAAAAAACGACTTAGATATGTCGTATTCAGTCTTAAAGAGAGACTACGGTGAGTTTGATATTAATACAAATGAGGAAGGTAAAGAGCTTGTGTTTGAACGTACAAGATACGTTTATAATGAACAGCTTCAATACTTCCTCAAAAACTTTTCTACTGAATTAAATAACTTCGGAATACAAAACATAGTGATGAAGGAGGACTATAACGATGGCGACGACGATTTATAAGCGTAAAAAACTACAGTCGGGAGATTTTCGTACGCCAGTACAATTCTTCACATATGTTAATGATGGCCCATATCCTGATGAAGTTGAAAAGGATGAGTTGTTTAAATGTTTTGCAGAAACGTACGCACCTTCTGTGCGTGACAGTGAAGTTCTAGACGTAGCAAATAATGAGGTAGGGTTAACTATAGTTATACGTGATCCGTTACAAACTTATATACCTAGAGCTACACATAAAGTTAAAGTAGAAGATTATCGTTTAGAGCAAGATATTTATAACATTAAAGATATTCGACTTGATACTCCGGAAATAGGCTTCATTACTATGGTTCTAGGCACAACATGAGCGTAGAAATAAAAGGTGTGTCCGAAGTTTTAAAACAAATTGAGCGCCGATACGGAAGAGAAGCAATGCGTGAGAAAAGCGATAAAGCTTTAAACGAGGCTTCCGATTACTTTTTAGATACTTTAAAAAAAGAGTTTGAAAGTTTTAAAGATACCGGAGCTTCAATTGATGAGATGACAAAAACAAAGCCATATTCTAAAGGCTCTATCTATGATAGGGCTATTTTAATCGAGTGGGTCGGTCCAATGAACCGAAAAAACATAATACATTTAAATGAACATGGCTATACGAGAAATGGTAAGAAATACACGCCTAGAGGTTTCGCTGTTATAGCGAAGACATTACAAGCGAGCCAATACAGGTATAGAGAGATAATCAAAAGGGAGTTGACCAGATAAAGTGAATATACTGAATATATTAAGAGAATTAATTGTGTCTGATGCTCAACTCAAGGAGATTATAGGCTCTAGAGTGTATTACTATGAAGTCCCTGAAACGTCAGATACTTCTAAACCGTTCGTAGTTTTGACACCTATCAATGATGATCCATCAAGCTTTGTTTCTGATAAGTATTTAAGCGAAAGCTATTTTGTACAAGTTGATGTAGAAACGTATAAACATCAAACTACGATTGATGTAACTAAGAGGATTAGGTATTTATTATTTCAAATGAATATGTACCAAACCTCAAGCCAATTGGACGATTATTTTAAAGAGACAAAACGATATGTCATGTCCCGACGATATAGGGGCATACCAAAAAATCAATTTTATAAAGGCGAGCGTATCTTTTAGATGTGCTTTTTTATACCAAAAATTAGGAGGAATTTACATTATGGGTTCATATGTAGCAGGTTTTAAAAGATTACATGTCGGTGTATTCAATGACAAAGCGGATAAAGTAATTAGCAAATATATTTGGGAAGATGAAAACGGCGGTACAGTAAACATGAACGTAACAGGTTTAGCACCTGATATGGTTGATATGTTTGCTTCAAACAAACGTGTTTGGATGAAAAAACAAGGTACGAACGAAGTTAAATCCGATATTGAGCTATTCAATATTCCTAGTGAAGAATTAAACGCAGTATTAGGACGTTCAAAAGACAAAAACGGTACAGCATGGGTTGGTGAAGAAACTAGAGCACCATATGTTACTGTGATTGGTGAATCAGCAGACGGTATGACAGGTGAGCCAGTATACTGTGCATTAATGAAAGGTACTTTCAGTTTAGATTCTATGGAATTCAAAACTAAAGGTGAAAAAGAGGAACAACCAGAAACTACTAAATTAACTGGTGATTGGATGAACCGTAACATCGAAGTAGATGGAGACACTAAAGGTATTGTTTACGGATACCATGAAGGTAAACAAGGTGCAGATGAATTCATGAAAAAAGTATTCGTTGGTTTTGACGGATCAGTTTCAGCACCTTCAAATGTTAGCGCAACAGGTAACACAAATAGTGCTACAGTTACTTCAGAACAGTAAGGGTGATTTATATGTCTACTAAATTACAAGTATTTGATAAAGAAGGTAATGTTGTCGGAGAGGCAGAGTTAAATAAAGATGGTACGACTAAAGTATCGATTCATGACTTAGAGCCAGATACAACTTACCCTAAAGGCACTTTTAAAGTTGCACATGTTGAAAATAATGCACAATCAGAATTAATAGACGTACCAGAATTTAAAACTAAACCATCTAAAAGCAAATCGAAGGCACAGTAATACACTGTGTCTTTTTTATTTGATAAAAAGGAGAAATATTAATGATTAAATTTGAAATTAAAGACGCTAAAACTGGAAAAACTGAAAGCTATAAAAAAGATTTTGTAACTATGGGCGAAGCGGAAAAATTTTGGGATTTTATGGCTAAAGTTGAAAAAGAAAATGAAAAATCTAATCCAGATACTAAAAAAGTAAGAGGTATGGAACGTCAATTAGTTGTTGATTTCTTCGCAGATCAAGGCTTAACTGAAGAATCTATTTTAGAAAATATGAGCACAAAAACTTATTCAAAAGTTGTAAACGACTTGTTTCGAGAAGTGCAAGGCGAAGATGAATCAGATTCAGAAGATGCATCAGAAGAAGTGGGAAAGACAGAAGAATAATAACATCACAAGAAATTTTATCAAACATTAAAAAGATCCAACGTTTCTGTATGGAGCAATACGGATGGACGCTCACCGAAGTAAAAGAACAACCATACTTCCAATTGCTAGAAGTCTTACAAGATGAAGGAAACAAAGAGGAAGAAAAATCTGAAGCCGAACAAAAAGTATATACAGGCACAGACCTTAAATACTTATTCGGTGGATAGAAGGGAGGGCAAACATGGAGGAAAAGTTGCAAGGCTTAACCTTAGAGATGAAGCTTGATTCTTTAGGCGTACAAGAAGGAATGAAAGGATTAAAACGTCAATTGGGCGTTGTAAATAGCGAAATGAAAGCTAACCTTTCAGCTTTTGGTAAGTCTGAAAAGTCTATGGCTAAGTATGAAGCTCAAATAAAAGGTTTATCTAATCGTTTGGAAGTTCAAAAGCAGATGTTTAATCAAGCTGAAAGTGAACTTAAAAAACTTAATTCGGATTATAAAACAGCTCAAACTAGGATTAAAGGCGTAGAAAAAGCCTATCTTAATTTAGCCGAAGCGAATAAAAAAGATAAAGTAGCTTTAGATAAATCCAATCAAGCTTTGAAAGAAAACAATTCAGAGCTTAAAAAAGCAGAAAACCAATATAAGCGTACAAATCAGCGTCGTAATGAAGCGTGGCAAAAATTAAAACAACTTAGACAAGCAGAAAAAGATTTAAAAAATAATACTGAAGCGACCACATCTCAACTTAAACGTGCCAATGATGCTGTTCAAAAACAGGCAACTAAGCATAAAGAGCTAGTGCAAAGATATAAAGAAGAAGGCGCGCAAGTTCAAAAGCTTAGATCTCAAAATAAAGAATTATCGAATTCTAATGATAAAGTTAAGTCAACTTATGATAAAACGAATACAGAATTAAAACAAGCAGAGAATGAGTATAAACAACTAAACAACACGATTAAAAATCATAGTGCGAACTTAGCTAAAGCAGAAAAAGCAGTCAACAGTGAACGTACATCATTAAATAATTTAGAACGTTCTTTAGGTAAAGTTAAAGCGGATATGAGCGCGTTTAATAAAGAACAACTTATATCAAATAGCCATTTTACTAAAACAGCCAATCAAGCTGATAATGTAAGTAAGAAATTTGGTGTGATGGGTCAAAAGATGACTTCAGCAGGTCGCTCAATGACGGTTGGTGTGACAACGCCTTTAACTTTAGGTTTAGGTGCAGCAGTTAAGAAAAGTGCAGACTTTGAAGAACAAATGTCTAAAGTCGGTGCAGTTTCTCAAGCTAGTGGCAGACAACTAAAAGCGATGTCAGATGAAGCGGTCATGTTAGGTGCTAAAACATCAAAATCAGCCTCAGAAGTTGCTAAAGGTATGAATGAGCTTGCACAATTAGGTTTTAATGCAAACCAAGTTATGAAAGCTATGCCCGGTGTTATTAGTGCAGCAGAAGCAAGTGGTGCAGATATGGCGACTACAGCTCAAGTTATGGCATCATCTATTAATTCCTTTAACTTAAAAGCCGAAAACTCAGGACATGTTGCCGATGTATTAGCGACTGCTGCAAATGATAGTGCTGCAGATATTAACTATATGGGCGATGCACTTAAATATGCGGGTACGCCTGCACACTCATTAGGTATAAGCCTAGAAGATACGTCAGCCGCAATCGAAGTTATGTCAAATGCAGGTTTAGAAGGCTCTCAAGCTGGTACTGCATTACGTGCCTCTTTCATTAGGTTATCTAATCCTACTAAGAAATCTCAAAAAGCTATGGATGAGTTAGGTGTTTCTTTAACTAACTCTAAAGGTAAATTTGTTGGCATGCCTAAACTAATTGAGCAGTTTAGAGATGGCATGAAAGGAATGACTAAGGAACAAAAACTTGCTAACGTAGCTCAAATTGTAGGTACAGAGGCGGCAAGTGGTTTCTTAGCGTTAATTGATGCAGGACCTAATAAAATCAATAAGTATAGTAAGTCATTACAAAACTCAGACGGTGCAAGTGCAAAAGCTGCTAAACGAATGAGAGACAACTTAAAAGGTGCACTTGAACAATTAGGAGGAGCTTTTGAGTCTTTAGGTATTAAAATCGGTAGCGATTTAACTCCTGCAATTAGAGGAGCGGCAGGCTTCGTTCAGAAATTTACTGAAGGCTTTACAGCGTTACCTGGTTGGGTACGTAAATCAGCTATAGCCCTAACTATTTTAACCGCTACAATTGGGCCTATGTTAGTAGCTGGTGGTTTGCTAGCTGGTGCAGTATCTAAAGCCGCACAAGGCTATGCTTCTCTTAATAGACAAATGGCTATTAATACAGTTGAAACTAAATTAAACGCTAAAGCCAATACTCAAACTGCTGGATCATTAGCTTTATCAGGTAAAGCAAGTAAAGGTGCATCAGGTTGGTTTGGTAGACTTGGAGGCTCACTTTTAACAACGATTGGTCGATTTGGTGGACTAGGCAGAGCAATTTCAGTAGGAATTAAATTTTTAGGTAAGTTAACTATTCCTTTAACTATTGCAACTACTATATTTGGCGTAGCTTATGAAAAAATGGACTGGTTCCGTAGAGGCTTTTCAGATATGGGAAAACTTGTTAATCAAGTAGGAGAAAGTATTGATTTTTCTTGGATTCCTAATATGGGTAAAGCATGGGACGATTTCAAAAATGACATGGCTAAAGGCTTACAAGATGGATTGTTATTTAAAGGTATTCATAAATTATTTAATGGAATACATTCCGCAGCATCTAAAGCCTCAGATAAGGTTAACGTGTTAGGTAAAGGTGTTTCTAAAGAAACTAAAAGCGCTTTAGGTACATACGTTAAATACTCAGATCAGTCGGATAAAATATTCGAACAAATTCGTTATAATCACGGTCAAATTACTAAGAAACAAGCAAATGAATTAATCTCTATTAATAAAAAAATGAGTTCAGAATTAATTAGTCAGCTTGAAAAGAGAAAAGCCAAAGAGCTTAAACTTGACCATGACGTGTTAGATGGATCTAAAGCGTTATCTGAAAAACGTAAACAAGCGATTTTGCAAAAAGCTACTGAAGAAGGCAACATCAGAATTAGAAAAGCTAAAGAATTAAATAAACGTATTGAGGCTCTAGAAGAAAAAGCAGCTAAAAACGGAAAGCTTTCTAAGTCAGAAACTAAAGAGTTACAACGTTTATATGAACAGCGTAACAACTTAGCTGTTAAGTCTTTATCTAAAGGCGAAAAAGAACAACAACGTATTATGTCGCGTATGTCGGCTAACCGTCGAGCAATGTCGATTAAAGAAGCTTCTGAGACAATCCAAGAATCAATTAAAGCTCGAAAGCAAGCTATTAAAGATGCGAAAAAGAAATATGATGCTAAAGTAGATGAGATTAATCAAATGGTTGGTCTATCTAAGAAAGAAAAGAATAAGCTACTTAATGAAGCACAGGACCAATACAACAAAGATGTTAAGAAAGCTAATGCGCATCATCGTACCACTTTAAACAATGTTAAAAAGTCTAATAAGAATGTAGAAAAAGAAATCAACCTGTCTAACGGTAAAGTAATGAGTGGTATGCAAAAATGGTTCCACGGCTTAACTGTTGATAGCAAAAAAGCTTGGGACAAGATGGGTAAAAATGCTCAACACTTCGGAAAACTCATGTCAGGTGCAGGAAAGTGGTTTAAAGGCTTAGGCAGTTCAGCATCTAAAGCATGGGGTAATGTGAATGCTACAATAGCTAAACATTCCAAATCATCTTACAATAGCGCTAAAAACTGGTTAGGCAAGACTACTAAAAATGCAGTTAGCAATTTCAAAGACGCTAGGAACAGTGCAGGTAAGCATTGGGGTAACATTAGCAGTACTATTTCTAGCAAAACAAAAACTGCTTATGGTCATGCTAAATCATGGCTAGGTAAAACAACTTCAAACGCAATCTCTAATTTTAAAAGTGCTAAAAATAGCGCAGGTAAACATTGGGGGTCAATGAGTAGTACGATTGCTAGTAAGTCTAAGCACATTTTTGGTTCTGTAAAAACTTGGTTTGGTAAAACATCAGGCAATGCTAGAGGAAATCTATCCAACATGTTAGGTAATGCACGTAAGTATTGGAATAGAATTTCAGATACATCATCAAGTAATTCCAAGTCAGTATTTAGAAGTACATCTAAATGGTTTGGTAATGCATTTAAAAGCTTAAAAGGCAACATGGGAAATATGTTAAGCAATGCAAGGTCTAGATGGAACAAAATTTCAGATACAGCTTGGTCTAATTCTAAATCAGTGTATAAAGGTACATCTAAATGGTTTGGGAACGCTTATAGTAGTTTGAAATCTTGGACTGGAAGCATGTATGACAAAGCTCATGATCGTTTTGACCGTATTTCATCAGACGCATGGTCAAATGCGAAATCTGTATATAAAGGCTTTAAAACTTGGTTAAGCAATACACTTAGTTGGATTAGAAGCGTAGGAAAAGATATGGGAGATGCTGCAGCAGATTTAGGTAAGTCTGTTGCCAATAAAGCGATAGCTGGATTAAACGGAATGATTGGTGGTATTAACAAGATTTCTAAAGCTATCACTGATAAGAACTTAATCAAACCTATTCCTACGTTGTCAACAGGTACTTATAGCGGGGCCTCAGTTGCGACTGACTCAAATGGTGGCGTATCTTCACCAACGTTAGCAGTTGTTAATGATAGAGGCTCAGGTAACGCTGCAGGCGGTGGCGTTCAAGAAGTCATTCATAGAGCTGATGGTAGTTTAGAAGCTCCTCAAGGTCGTAACACAATCGTTCACCTTAATAAAGGTGATGGCGTTATAAATGCTAGAGACACTAAGAAAATGCAGAATATGGGTATGATACCTCGATTTGCAGGTGGATCTAAAAAGAAAAACTGGTTAGAGAATATTACGGATAGTGCTAAAGATGTAGCGCAAAGTATGTTGAAAGGTGCTTCTAAAGGTACTAGTCATGCAAAAGACGTAGCCAAAGATAAAACTAAAAACGTTATAGATAAGGCCAAAGAAATCGGCACAGATGCCCTTGAAAGTGCTGAAGATGCTGCAATGGGTATATGGGGCGGTATTAAAGGCGTAACTAAAGACGTTGGAGAATTCTTAGAACATCCAGGCAAATTAGTGGATAAAGTGATGGACTTCATGAAGGTTAACTTCGGCCAAGGCGCTAACACTACAGTTACGATGGCTAAGCTATCATATGAAAAATTAAAAAAATCATTAGTAGATAAAGTAAAACAATGGTTTGAAGATTATGGTGGCGATGGTGACGGTGGATATATTAAATATCTAGACAATATTACTACACCTTATAGCCCTAATGGTCCGCCTCCGGGTTATGCATTCCATTGGGCTCATCCAGGTATCGACTTGCCTTACCATTATGAGAAAGTACAATCTACAACATCAGGTATTGCACGAACAAAAGATACAGGTAATGTAGGTTTCGGTCACCATATCGTAGTTGAAGGTAAACCATACGACGTTATTTATGGTCATTTAAGTAAATGGCTAGTTAAAAATGGTGAACATGTACATCCAGGTACGGTATTAGGTATCTCGGGTAGTACAGGTTCAAGTACAGGGCCTCACCTTCACTATGAAATGAATAAACACGGATTTGGTTCTATGACAGGCCATTCAATCGACCCAGTGAAATGGCTGAAAACACATAATGGTAGTAAAGGTGGCGGAAGTCGTGCAGCAAGTGCATGGCGACCTGAAGTCATCAAAGCTTTAAAAATGAATGGTTTACCGGCATCTAGTGCGTATGTAAATGCTTGGATTAGACAAATTCAATCTGAAAGTGGAGGGAATGCTGGAGCGCATCAAGGAGTAATTGACATCAATAGTGGAGGTAATGAGGCTCAAGGTTTAGTACAGGTTGTACCTAGCACATTTAGAGCTAATAAATTCCCAGGTCATGGCAATATCTTAAATGGTTTAGATAACTTACTCGCCGGAATAAGATATGCAAAAAGAACGTATGGCGGTAGAATGCTAAGCGTTATTGGTCATGGTCACGGTTATGAGAATGGCGGACTAGTTACTAAGCATCAAATAGCTGAAATTGGAGAAGGTAACAAACCAGAAATGGTTGTACCTCTAACAAAACGTAACAGAGCTGTTCAATTGATAGAACAAGCTATGCGTTATGTAGGAATGGATAGCAAATCTACAAATGTAACTGTTAACAACGATAATTCACTTATTGAAAAGCTATTAAGCCAAATGGTAGCAATGAGTGATAGAAATAACCGTTTAACAGAAGCTATTGTTGGGCTACTTAAACAACCAAGTAAAAGCACAGACCCAAGAACAGCAGAACAGTTATTATCTCAATTGCAAGGCGATCGTTACTCAAAAACAGCTTTTAATATGGGATTATAAAACGGAGGTAAAGAATGAATGAAAATAGATGGTTAAAAATCATTACTGATGAAGGTACAGTTAACATCAATGATATACTTCCTAACTTCCTATTTTTAGAAGCTAAAGCGTCATTTCCTACTTCAAATAACGACAATATAACTATTAAAGGTGTAGATGGAGAGCTTCCGGGCTCTGTTTCATTTGCACCTTTTAGTTTAGTTGTTAAATGTGGATATGATGGATTAGACCTCATTGACGCAGCTTTAGCAGAAAATAAATTAAGAAGTATATTCAACAAGAGAAAACCTTATTATGTTATAACTTCAGACAATCCAAACATTAAATATGCTGTCAAAAACCCTGACATTAGTCCAGATTACGGGGATTATATGGCAGTTAAGTTTGAATTGACTTTCTCAGTTTATAAAGGTTATTCTGAATCACTATATGCCACTGATAATTTTTCTTTATCTAATGGCAAATGGCAATTTGAGAGTGGTTTAGTGGTTGATGATTCAATTAAGTACAATCATACAACTTCAGGATTCAAAATTTATAATGGGTCGGACGATGTAATCAATCCGATTATGAGGCACCATCTCAATATATATTTAAATGTGGATGCGCCCAAAGGTTTTAAACTAACGAATACTACTACAGGCGATGTATTTGAATATACAAAACCTATTACTAGTAAGCAAACTTTAATATTGCAGGGTGTACATCCTATTTTAAATGGTCAGCGTGTTGGTATTGATACGAATTTCAATTTCTTAACACTTGCACCAGGCTATAACGAGATTGAAATTACAGGAAGTAACTTAGGTAAGACAAATTCTAAATGGGTATTTAATTATATTTATAGGTAGGTGAGAGAATGGATCATGTTGTTTTAAAAAACAAAGAAGGTACATATGCTGAAATCTTAAATGATATTGATTATAGTACCTTTAAATATGATTATGAAAAAAATAATGAACGTTCCCTCACCTTTACTATTTATAAAACTAATTTGAATGAGGATATATTCAATAATGTTAAAAATGAAATGTATGTAGTTTATCAGACTCAAACATATGTAATTAAGTCCACTGCAATTAAGTATGATGGCGTAATGATCTCAAATGAAGTCACTGCGAAACACATCTTTATGGAATTTCAAAACCATTATATTGATAAAGATGTAGACGATGAACAAATGAACTCAGACAATGAAGATTCAAATAACGATGAAGCTAAACCGACATACACTTTACAACAATACTTAGATTTTGGTTTCAAAGGGAATAAACTAGGTTTTACTTTTGTCATTAAAGGGACATTTAAAGAGCGTGTCGCAGTCGATGAGTTAGGTAATAAAAACGGTATGGAGTATTTAACTGAAGGGGCTGAATTGTTTGGTTATATCTACTATGCAGATAATAAAACGATTTACATTCATGACGATGCAAGTTTTTATGAAATGTCAGACGAACCATTCATCTATCACTACAATACAGATGAGGTCAGCGCTACGATATCCACCTTAGATACTAAAACAGTTATTAAAGGTTATGGTAAAAAGAAAGAGAAGTCAGACACGAAAAACTATAATCCAATTAAGCCTAAAGACTTAACCTATTCAGGTACATTTGATAAATCAGGTACGTGGTCGACAACAACAGTTGGTGCTAGCTATTCGAAACAATTTGAGTGTAAGTGGGGTAATGAAACGCTAGTGTGGACACTTAAGAAAATGGCTAAAGGTGGTTTAGTTGATGTTTATCTAGATGATAAAAAGATTGGTAGTTATGAGTGTTACAGTAAGTCGGCTCAATCAGAACAAATCACAATTAGTAAAAACTTAGCGAAAGGCACACATACCTTTAAAGTTGTGTTCACTGGTAAGAAATCAGGTGTGGATTATAAAAAGTCTAAACCGTGCATGTATGTAGGTACTGAAAAATCAACGGTACTTAACTTAACAGCAGTACTTAGTGGAAAGGACATGTATTACGCATATCAAGAGTACAAGTCTCCAAATTATGATATTTTCGGGGAAATGGTCGCTCCAACTGTGTTTGATGATACGGCACTAGACAATGATATGTTGCTTAAAAGTTTGAAAGCACAACTCAATGATCAACCAACAGTGGAGCTTGCAACAAACTATTTAGGTTTAGAACAAATCAAAGATAACAACATGATACGTTTCATACACAAGCCGTTAGGTTTCAATACAGATTTGAAAGTTGTGAAGCTATCGGCACCACATGCATATGTGAATGAATCAGTACAAGTTGAGTTTAGTAATGCAAGTAAAGATATCGTACAGATACAAAATCAAATTAATAGAAATATTAAAAATGTAAATAGCTTAGTTAAAAGTGGTGCTTTGAGTAAAGGTGCCACTATTTCTATGCCTAAAAACTATTCAGATATTGTGGGAGTGGTGCTATCAGATGACTGAGATTAATATTAGATACTTACAAGATAATGACGGAGATAGGTATTATCCCGTCACGCATGTTGACGCTATTGCAGGTACAAGTGTTGATGACTGGACTAAGTTCAACTTAGACAAACCAGCAACACAAAATACAGCTTTTAAAGATGAAACGCCACAAGGTTTTGATTGTTCATACAAGACACTTGAACTATTTGATTTGAAAGTGAAAAGTATTCGAATTAATGCAAGTAATGTAAAAGACGGTCAACTATTAACTACACTGTCAGATGATTTTGATTTACCGTTAACACCACAATCATTTTATGTACGTACGCCTAGCACAAGGCAAGCAGGTATTGTGACATTACGACCTGACGGCACACTATATTTCTACAATAAAGATTCAAATTGGACAACAACAGATTACATCTATTCACAATACACGTGGATTGAATAAGGAGTGAGGAAATGAAATTTAATTTTCCTATTGAATTAGGTGAAGTGTTCAGAAGATATACAATAGAGAATTTCAGAGAATTAAAGTATTACTTTGATGAAGCGAAACAAAAATTAATTGATCATCAGAAAACAGACAAACACGCGCACAATGCAAATCAGATTGATTATGTAACAGATTATTCGAACACAATTGATGAGGCTATTAAAAAACTTAAAGCTGAACATGACAATATGGTTATTGGTGCTAACGGTGACGGAATTGCAGAAGTTAAAAACTCACGTGTTACGACTGACGGAGTGGCAAAAGATTTACTTTCTCAACGTTTAGACGCTGATTTTAGTAAGTTAAGTAATAAAATTGAGGAAAATTATAACTTATTAAACACTAAAATTGAACGTATTGTTAATGTGAATGATTTCGGCGGTGATCCTACAGGTCAAACAGATTCAACACAAGCATTTGTTAAAGCTTTTGGTAAAGGTAACGTACACGTTCATATGACAGCAGGCACGTATGTTATTAAAGGCTTGAAACTTCCTAACAACACTATATTAAGTGGTGAAGGTAAGGGTATTACATTCTTAAGAATTGCAGATGACGCACCCGCTGAAACGATTGGTATCACTAACTTATATATGGACGGTACAGCTGAGAATATTGGTGTAGAAGATTTTACAATAGACGGTAATAAATTTAGACAAAATAAATCATTACAACCTGCAGGGGGCTCACGTTCTAGTAACATTCGTTTTGCAGGTGTTAAAGGTGGCTTTATGCGTCGCATTAAATCATACGATAGTTTATTACATTCATTTGATGTGACATATGCTAGCGATGATTATTATTACGCAGGTGACGGTGTAAGAGTGAAAGAAGCCTTAGAAAGTAAATATATTCATATCGATAACTGTGAAGCAACAGGTTTCGGTGATGATGGTATTACGACACACCATAGTAGATATTTATTACTTACAAATAACTATTCACATGATCCTACACCTGACAGTGGTAACCATAACGGTATGGAGATTGACGACGGATCACAACATGTCTTTGGTGCAAATAACAAAACAGAAAATTGTTTCGGTGGTTTAGAAATTAAAGCACATGAGCCGACAAGTGCTGCAAGTGATGTCGTATTTAATAACCATTTAGATATTAGAAGCATTAGAAGTTATAATATTCGTCATATCGGACACCATAAAGCGACAGACGCTAAATCTAAAACAGCTTACAACGTTACACTTAACAACTGTGTTGCTTTATATCCACAATACAATGGCGCATATGAAGGTGCTACACCACGTGCATTAGTTGTTTGTGCTTACCGTAATGTAAATATTAATAACTTCACAGCTATTGGAGATGGCAACTTCATGGCAGGTATGCCTGCGATTGTTGTTCAGTACAGAGCTGAAAACGTTAATTTAAATAATATTAATATTCGTGGTTTTAGTAATGCAATGGCTGATATTAAAATCTTCGGTGGTGCGAACAGACCTAAGAAAGTTACGATTAGTAATGTAAATATTGTTGAATCATCTAAAAATATCGGTATCGCAGGTGGTGGCGGTGTGTATGACACTAAAATCATCGGAGGTAACTTACAAGGTACAGGCACAGGTAACGCAATTGAGATGTACAACAACACAGCTGAGATTATCGGTGTGAACGCAGAAAACTATAATCGTGCGGCTATGATCTCAGGAAAAGAATATTTCTATGTTCCATCTGTTCATAAAGGTGGCTTTACAGGTGGTGCTACAGGTAGTGCTGCAATTGCGCAACGTTCAGCAGTTATGGCAACAACTGGTAATAGTTTTGCAACAAGTAACCGTTCATGGTTATTAGGTGTTGGTGCGAATAGTACAGCTAGTGGCTCACGTTCAGGCATTATGAACTCCCTTGAAAGTATGACTAATCCATCAAACTATGTACAAACTATTGTAAACAGTAGAGGCGTAAAGTCATTAGGTAACTATCATTTCCAAATGGGCTATAACGCAGACGGCACACCAAAAGAATCAGCTACAACGATTGATATGGTAAGTACAAGCGGGAATATTAGAACTAAAGGGACTGTACAATCCGGTCAAAACTTTGGTGACTATGCTGAGTATTTTGAATCACAATCCGGCCAGCCTATCCCGACTGGTACAATTGTTACCTTAGACGGTCGTTACGTAAGAAAAGCACAAACAAATGATATTCCACTTGGTGTTGTTTCCGGTACAGCAGGTGTTGTATTAGGTGACCAAATGTTCCACCACAAAGATAAATATCTAAAAGATGAATTCGGCGTAACGCTTACACAATCTGAGGAACACACATGGGAAGATGACGAAGGTAACGTGTATTCCGAAGAAGTTGAACGCCCTATACCTAATCCGGACTTTAATGAAAACTATGATGAAGAAGAATACCTCTCTCGCTCAGAACGTCCAGAATGGAACGTTATAGGGTTAATCGGACAAGTATTCATTCGTGTGGATGAAACAGTAAATGCGAATGACTATATTAAAGCAGTCAATGGTGTAGGTACAAAAGATAATGTCAATGGCTTCTACAGAGTTATGCAAGTCACTACACCTTATTCACAAGAAAAAGGTTACGGAGTAGCAGTTTGTTACGTTCATCCAATTTCACTATTCAATAAAGGGAGTGTAGGCTAATGCAAGATGAAATTAAAAAGGTTGGGCGCTTAACGTTATATGACGAGCCATACGAAAAGACGGTATCTGATTCAGGTATCGTCTTTTATAATCTTGATATTAATACGGCTGTACTAGAATTCACGATAAGCAAAAATAACTTCCCGTTACAAATTAGTGATGAGAACGTTGATACTTATGTGTATTTAGAAGGTACAGACCAAAACGGCAATAGTTATGGTCGACAATTAGATGTTGAGTATGTAGAGCCATTTAAAGGATTGGTGCGTTTAACTGTTCCAGATGATTACTTAAAAGCAGTCAACGGCTCAACTGTTACAGGTCAAATGTACATTGGCGTGCATAAAGAAAATAGAGTGCCAGAAACGAAAGCAGACACAGCTGTATTGAATGAATTCAAGTTCACGGTTAAAGACGCATTGATCAATAGCGTTTCAGCTGTTACGAAAATTGAATATATTCGTATGTTTGATAAGTTGAAAGACGAAATTAAGCAACGTGTCAAAGATATTGAGGACGCTATCGCAAACGGCTCAGATTATGTGGCACAAATGAAAAACGTTTTAGCTGACGGGTTAAAACAAATCAACACAACTGTCACTCAAGCTAAAAAAGATGTGAACGACACAGCTACAAATGCGAATAATAGTATAACAACAACTAGTAATAACGCTGTTAACACCGTTACACAAGCAAGAGATGATGTGTTGAACGCCATTAAAAACAATCAAGTTGTTAAGACAGCCGATTTACCTAATCAGTTCAATGCACTTAAATGGCAGAAATTTCAATTGACTAATGATGATGGATCCATAGTAACAGTTAAAGATGTCGTTGATATGAATACATTGAATAATATAAGCAATACAGGTCCTTATTATTGTAGTAATTTAATTAACACCCCAGACGGAAGAAGTAAGTTTGGATATATAAATGTATATAATCAAGGCAGTTCAGCAGGATGGGCTATTTATAGAGAATACAACTCAAATGTCTTATATATTAATATGAAATATTTGAGTACTTGGCAGGGTTGGTCTTTAGTAAACCCTGACTATAGTAAGACTTTAAATTGGCAAAAATATAAACTAACAAATGATGATGGGACGCTAACAAGTGTGAGTGGTTTAGATTTAAGTTCTACTACAGTTTTAAATAGTTTGAAGCCAGGAATGTATTATGGCAACAACTTTATTAATGCGCCTGTCCCTGCCGGTTTCTTAGAGGTAGTTTCAAGAGCAGACAACACTATCAAACGTATTGAGTTGAAGCCTTATAACACAAAAGATACTTACGTTATGACTTATACAAACTCAACGTGGTCGAGTTGGCAATTAATGAACGCACAACCTACATTTTCTGACACAGGTTGGTTACCTTTAGTGTTAAGTAACGGTGTTCAACCTTATTCAACTGGTTACACACCTCAATATAAGCTGGTTAATAACAACGGGGATGTAACTTTAAAATTCAAAGGCGCAGTTAAAAACATAACTACTAGTGGGGTAGCTATAGCAACGTTACCAAGTAATATAGCAAGTCAGGTGACGATGAATTCAGCGTTTGTACAGAACAGTTCAGTTAAAAGTGGTAATGCAACAATTGCCCGATGGAGTGTTACAACTTCAGGTGATCTAAGATTAGATGGAGTCAGTTTTTCAAATAGTTTAATGACTGCAGATGACTTTTATCCAATCAATGCAGTTATACCATTATAAAGGAGGCACACAGAATGGACTTTAAACAAGTATATCTTACAAACGGACAACCCTACTTAGCTTTTAAGGGTGAAGATGGAGAGTATCAATATCCAAAAGATGAATGGACTGAAACACCACCACCAGCTGGAGGATATCAGCCTATGCACTTTGATGGTAATAAATGGGTGTGTGCTACACGTGAAGAATGGTTGAAATCACAAAAGCCAGTAGAAGTTAAACCAGACGCTACATCTGAAACAATTGCACAATTACTCATGAATGATCTAGAGCATAACGCTAGATTAGAAATGTTAGAACAAGCGATTGCAGGCTTAACAAACCAATTACTTCAACAACAGGAGGAGATTACAAATGTACGTAACTCTTAAAAATTTATATATCATGAAATTATTTACTAAAGAAAAATTAGCAGAAACGGTTAAATACAACTGGATTACTGCAGACCAGTATAAAGATATTACAGGAGAAGAATATAAACGACCTCAAGCCTAACGCTTGGGGTTTTATTATTAAATAAAGTAGGTGGCATATGGATAAACAAAAAGATACAAAAGGACTTCTACTATTCGTTGCTATAGAAGGTATAGCAGGTTTAGGTTTCTCTAGAGGTTTCTTTTTTGCAAAAGAACAAGAAAATGTTTTAAGTGATAGTGATTTCTACTTAGCACTACATCACATCTTACCTATATGGATATGGGGCATTATTATGATGATAGTGAGTTTGATTTTAGGGTTGTCCGCTTACTTTATTCCTAAACATCATATCAATAATACATGTAACTGGTTATTGTTTATAGGTGGCTTTGGAAGTGCGTTTGTATATTTCTTAATGACCTCGGCTAGTATTTACCATGCAATCAATTGGCTTTCAACACTACAATTCACAATTTTTACAATTGTATGTGGAATAATCGGTTTCCTTGGGGGCGCAGATTTGTATGACCGAAAATAAGCACTTCGTCACTGAAGCAAAGTGGCAAGAATCAAGAGAAGAATTAATCGATAGAATAAACAATGTCGATTCTAAACATACAATTAATTATGGTAAGTTGAGTGAGAAAATAGCAGAGGGCAACGCATATCAGAAACAATCTTATGAGGTGCAAAAAGATACAAACCAACAAATGAAACAGTTGAACGAAACCAACGGTAAACAATGGGACGCAATCAAAGAAATAAAATTTGTGGTTAAAAACCATGAAGAAGATATTGAAGAAGTCAAAGGCTCGGTTAAAGAGAGACAAAAGAATAATACGAATATCACAATTGCATTAATCGGTGGAGGCGCAACGGTTATAAGTGCAGCTTTCGGTTTAGCAAAATTACTTTTTTAAGTCGGCGTATATACGTCGGCTTTTTAATTTATTAAAGGGAGATTATGGAAAATGAAAATAGATAACGGAACACTAGTAAGAACTATTTTATTAATACTAGCTTGGGTTAACCAAATTTTAGCTATGAATCACATTTCGCCTATTCCGGTTGATGAGATGACAATAAGTACTGTGATTACAGGCGTGTTCTCACTTTGGGCATGGTGGAAGAATAATAACTTTACTCATGCAGCTAAAAAAGGGCAAGAAAAAATACATGAAGTTAAAGCAGGGACAGAAAACACAAACGGCAAAGCACCTATAGGAGGTAACGAATAGTGACTAATAAAACAAGAGCACAAGCACATGCTTATTTAAGAAAGTTAAAAGGTTATTGGTGGGACTTCGACGGAGTATATGGTGCACAATGCTTCGATTTGGCAAACCAATATTGGTACTACGTTACTGGTCACGCACTGAGAGGTTTATATGCGAAAGATATACCATTTGCAAACAACTTTGACGGATATGCTAATGTGGTTAAAAACTATAGCTCATATGTACCTAAAAAAGGTACATTAGTTATTTTTCCTTATGAATACGGTAATGGTTCAGGGCATGTCGCAATTATTGAAAGTGCAACTCAAAACTATTTCTATAGTTTAGATCAAAACTGGTATGGGGGCGCTCAAAATAATCCACCAGAGGTAGCACAAACTATTTATCACGAATACCACAAGGATATGTATTTTATTGAGCCTTTATACGGAAAAGAAACTATTGTAAGTAAAACTAAAGCGAGAATGGTTAAACCTAAACCGATTAAGAACGTTAAAAAGAAAAAGATTATGATTGTTGCAGGGCATGGATACAATGATCCTGGAGCTGTTGGTAACGACACTAATGAACGTGACTTCATTAGAAAAAATATTGTTGATAACGTAGCAAATTATCTTAAAGACGCAGGACATACTGTAAAAATATACGGTAAAAAACAAGATATGTATCAAGATACGGCATATGGTCAACGTGTAGGTAATCACAAAGACTACGGTTTATATTGGGTAAAATCACAAGGCTATGATACTGTTGTTGAATTTCATTTAGACAGCGCAGGACCTAAAGCCACAGGCGGTCACACTATAATACCTGCAGGTTATCCGGCTAATACAATAGATAAAAACATTCAAAACGCACTAAAAGAAAGTATTGGAGTTATAAGAGGTATAACACAACGCAACGATTTATTAAACTGTAACGTTGCTAATGACATAGGTATTGACTATAGACTTGTCGAATTAGGTTTCATTACTTCAAATAAAGATATGAAGTATATTAAGAAAAATTTAAAACCTTTTACTAAATCAATAGCAAGCGCTATTAATGGTAAGCCAATTGGAGGCGCAAGTGCTGGTAAAGTTAAAAGTGTAAAAAAAACATGGGATTGGAAGGGTAGATTTTACCCGAATACAACAATTAAAGTCAGAAAAAAACCAAATGGTGAAATTGTGGAAAAAGGTTCTTGGTTGTACGGAAAAGATGATTGGGTAGATGTTGTTCAATTATACAAAGACACAAAGAAAAAGTTGTGGTGGGGTAAATTTAAATATCCTACTAACCCTAATGCTGGTTATTTTTATTGCGCTTTGGGTGAAATTACCGACAAACAAGAGCGAATAAAAAAAGAGGAGAAATTATACGGAAAGATAAAGTGGAAATAACTATATTAAGCGGGTTTATTATACAAGGGTAGTCCTAGCGACTGCCCTAAATTTTTGTTATATCTAAAGAGGAGACCTTTTCTCCATTCGAATTTATCTCATTAAATAATCTTTCTAGCCACGCTCTTTTTGAGCGTGGCTCTGCTATTTTTACTTGACAATATTTTTAACCACCCATTTAAAACTTGGGTGGTTATTTTTTATTTTGAAGTTTGTTTAGGTAAAAAGATAGAGAAAACGAGTGCAATGAAACTTATAATAAAAATAACTATAAATTGTAGTTTGAAGTTCGACAAGCCTTGTAAAAATATATTTAAAACAGGAGCGATTGCTGTTCCTAAAAATAGAATGAATGTATTCACTGATAGGAAAAAGCCTCGGTTTTCATTAACCAAAATTCCTACTTCGGAAATAGTAGTAGGAATTGCAAAAGCTACACCACTTACTATAATGACACTTAAAAAAACTAGCATTGCTAAATTTGTTAAAAACGGCATTAGAATTAAACATATAGAAATCATTACTAATGACATTATTATAAGATTTTTAACGCCAATCTTTTCACTAATTCTACCTGCTAATAATGCAATCAACATCCCCACAATACCAAACAGTCTAGCATTACTTTCTAACATATCGGAAGCGTCAACATCGCTTGAAGAAATATATCTATAAAAAACATCATACATGCTTATAAAAATTATCAATAAAGTTAAGGAAATTCCGTAACATAATAGTACATAAAGATTAGTTTTAAAACTCTTAAAGTTTTTTAAAAAATGAGTTACTTTAATGTCAGCATTTTTAATAGGACTTTCAGGAACATATTTATGGATAGAAATAGATAATAATACATAGAAAGCTGTCAACACAAAATAAACAACATGCCAATCAAAATAACTTATGATAAATTCACTTAAGTTTTGACCTATAATACCAGCTAACATAAAACTTATGCTTATAAAGCTAATAGCGGTAACACGTTTAGATATAGTATAAGTTTCAGTTACATATGTTATGGATATCGGAGAAAATGATGCTGCAAAAACCCCTTGAAACGCCCTTAGTAACAAAAGTAAAGTAAATGAATTAACAAAGCCTATTAAAAGACAAATGATAGTAAGACCAGCCAAGCTAAAAACAATAGTTTTTATACGTCCGAACTTTTCTGAAATTGTTCCATAGAACAGACAACTAATTGAATACATTACAGAGAAAACGACACCATTTAAAGCAGCAAAACCTTCAGTTACCTTAAACTCTTTAGAAAAAGTAGCAGTTAATGGAAGTGCAGTATACAAACTACACATTACTAGTATCCCTGAGAAAAAGAGAATAGTAGTAATTTTATTATAGCCAATTGTTTTTTCCATAAGAATTCTCCTTCCTATACATCATTATAAAACTCTATAAAATTTATGGACTCGGGTTCCTAAAAATTCATTTTATATAGTTTGGTATTAAGTTTAATAAATAAACACCTTTATTACAGCGTTCTAACTTTAAAATATATATAATTTAAAGTTGAATCCCCCCTCATTTATTATAATAGCTTCACTTTTTATGTATTGCCACGTGTCAAATACGTGTCAAAATAGTTATATTTTTTTAGATTTACTTATAAAATAAAATAGCCGAGACCCTTTATTTAAAGGCTTTTCGGCTATTTTAAAAAATTCTATAGCGTCCTGGGAGGGATTCGAACCCCCGACCGATGGCTTAGAAGGCCATTGCTCTATCCAGCTGAGCTACCAGGACATTTTTTAACACAAGAATTATTATATCTAAATGGGGGAGTTTTAGCAATAGTTCTCTTATAAAAAATGTTTATATTTTTCACTATAGTAGTGCTTTTTATACTAGAATGTTAATTTATTGTAAAGATGCAAGGAATTTTTAACAATTGAATTGTAAACAATACACTAAGGAATTCCAAACTGTTGTGTAAACGTTTTCATTTCACAGTTTAGACCTTTAAATACCGACTTAAGAAAATATAAACAAATTGTGCTAAATCCGCTTTATAGTATAAGTAACAAAACGATAGATAAACAAACAACACAAGTTCATTCATCGTTTTAAATTAATTAACTCACGCATTATCACATTTTACTGAAGGAGTGTTTGTAATGGAAAAATTATTCGACGCAATTAGAAACACAGTCGATGCTGGAATCAACCAAGATTGGACAAAATTAGGAACTAGCATTGTTGACATCGTTGACAATGGTGTAAAAGTTATTTCTAAATTTATTGGTGCATAATTCAGATTATTAATATCGTTTTAATAATAAAGGAGAGATTATAATGCAAAAATTAGCAGAAGCAATCGCAAACACAGTAAAAGCAGGACAAGATCATGATTGGACAAAATTAGGTACAAGCATCGTTGATATCGTAGAAAACGGTGTAAGTGCATTAACTAAAGTATTCGGTGGTTAATTTTCGATAAATAAGAACTTAATTATAAATAAAATAAACTAAAGGAGAGACTATAATGACTAAATTAGCAGAAGCAATCGCAAACGCAGTAAAAGCAGGACAAGACCAAGATTGGGCAAAATTAGGTACAAGCATCGTAGGTATCGCTGAAAATGGAATCAGCTTATTAGGTAAAGTATTCGGATTCTAATTTAATCAACTTACTCATTTTTTAATAAACTACTAAAAGGAGAGATTATAATGCAAAAATTAGCAGAAGCAATCGCAAACACTGTAAAAGCAGGTCAAGATCACGATTGGGCAAAATTAGGTACAAGCATTGTTGGTATCGCTGAAAATGGTATTAACGCTATCACTAAAATCTTTGGTGGTTAATTATCACATTTAATGAAATTCTAAATCTAAAATATAAATAAAGGGAGAGATTTTAATGACTAAATTAGCAGAAGCAATTGCAAACACAGTAAAAGCAGGACAAGACCACGACTGGGCAAAATTAGGTACAAGCATCGTAGGAATCGCTGAAAATGGTATCGGTGCATTAAGTAAAATCTTCGGTGGTTAATTAGCGAATTTAATAATATTTAAATCTAAAATATATAAATAAAGGGAGAGATTTTAATGACTAAATTAGCAGAAGCAATCGCAAACACAGTAAAAGCAGGACAAGACCATGACTGGGCAAAATTAGGTACAAGCATCGTGGGTATCGCAGAAAACGGAATCGGTTTATTAGGTAAAGTATTCGGATTCTAA